TTGTGAAGTTGGCATTTTGAATTTGGTCCTGCTTGTCTTCGATTCGGTTGATTCGTTCGATGACCATCTCCTGACGTGTCATGATGAGAGTCAGTTGTCGGTCATGATGTATGTACACCGCGAACAACGATCCAAGAATGGTCATGATTGATGCGAGGATGCCGCACCAATCTTTTGCGCTCAGTGAAACTGTACGGTCTGAATTGACGGTCATGACGATACCCAAAGCCCCCACCATCCTCTCGGCCCCGAAGGACCGAGAGGTGGCTGGAGGAGAAGAGAAAGGAGAAGGATCAGGTTCGCTTCATGTTGATGACGCCGGAACAGAACGGAGCCAACACATCGAAGCCAACGTGGAGTTGAGCCTTCATGAACTTCACGTTACGACGCTCGTCATCTTCGATGACAGTCCGCATACCGGAGGCTTGCACCATGCCGATAGCGGGCTGACCCATGCCTGCACCGCAAAGTGCAATAGCAGCAGGTCGCTTTTGGCCGCTCTGAGCAAGACTACACTCGAAGTCGTACTTGGCGAATTCACTGTCGATCAACTCGTAACGAGTGTTGGTCGTGCCGGTCCAATCACCAGGAAGATTATTGGTCAAGATCAACTGGAAGCCTTCAAGCACGCCGATGGTTCGGGTGTTGAGAGTTCCTGCAACCGATCCGTCGTTGAAGTCACGATTGAAGATATTTGTTTCGTGACGCAAGATTGAACGGATGTAAGGAGGGATGAACAAGTAACGGCCTTCTTGCGGGACGTTGTCTTCGTCAAACTGACGAGCCAAATCGGCAACGTCGTTTCTGAAGTTACCAGAACCAGTAGAAGTGTCAGCAAAGAACGAGGCAATGCCACTACCGCTGGAAACCTCACGCTCGACAACTTGACCGCCCGGCATCACACCAGCAATAGCAGCGGTGTTAGCAGCCTTGAGGGCAACCGCCGCAATCTTGCGGTCGAGGTCAGTTGCAAGTGAACGACCCAGCTTCTGGCTGAACGGGGTCAGCACGTCAAAGTGGGTGAGGTCCAGGTCGGCAAATGGCACGTCAATCGCAGCCACAAGAACGTCGTCCACGCGGACAGTCTTCTCGGACATCTTGATTTTCTTACCAGTGATGAAGTCGCCTGGGTTGTGGTATCCAGCCGTCAGACCACCTTCAGCGGCAATGTCGGCTGCGTCAGTGAACGCAGGGTCACTGGTGTCTGCATTGTCTTCAAGCGCGTTGAAGAGATCAATGTCATCACCGATGACTGGGAACTGAGCGACGTGTCCGCCGTCGAGTTGACGCTGTGCGATGAACTCGCCCATGCGATCGTAGAAGACGGAGTTGGTGTAGAACTGCTCAAGCGTTGTGCCTGAGAAGATCTTCAGTGCAAGAGAACGGTTATCAGAAGTGCCTTCTTTGAGGAGGGTGCGAGTAGCGCCGAATGGGACTGCGGTTGGTCCTGCGCCTGCACCTGAAGGGAGATCGAGAGTCATGATGACTTTCCTTTTCGTAAGAGGTGTAAGAGTAGAGGTAACAGTCCAAGGTATCCGTACGCTTCGGGGCGCTTACGCGGTATCCCTAGCCTTACGGGCTTGAGTTGATTTGTTAGAGAGTGCCTTCGTTCACATCCAAGTCGGCATCGTCATCTTCAGTAGCCGGCGAATCAGGTTGATCCGTTTCCGTTGCTTCATCAGATTGTTGAGCCGCCAGTTTGGACTCCAGATCCTTGATCTTCTCAGTGAGATCTGCATTGTCCTTGGCGAGGGTCTCTTCTTTGGTTGCCTGCGGCACGAAGGTTTCAAGTGCAAGTCGGAATGAATCTTCTTCTGTTGTACCTTTTGCACTGTGTACCGCCTTTTCAGTTTTGATATCAACCAGCTCGCATACAACGCCACCGGCGTCGGCTAGGTGTGCGAACCTAGGTCTCACGCTGTGGTTCATTTCAAGAACGGCAGCACGCTTCACAAGTCTTGGGTCTCGTTTCATCGATCAACTCCTCGGATGATGTGTTCGGGTGTGTTTGAAAGTCTCTTCAGGTATGCGGAATTGAAGCCATTCTGTCTCGCCTCTGCCGCTGCTTTGACGTACTCGTCGACCGTTGCGAATCCAGACATGGTGTTGGGCATTGGCGTGCCTTGCACCAGCTCCTGGGTCATGCCACTGCCGCTGGCCTGCTTCCAATCAAACATCAACTCTTTGACCGCCGACTCGTACTGACGTGGGTCAGCAAGTCTTTGGTTCAGGGAATCAACTCTGTCGGCAGGCAGATTCTGGCCAGCCCAGTTGAATAGGTTCTCCAACTGCTCTTCGCCGCCGGCAATGGATGACGCACGACTCTTCGCCTGCTGGACTTCGTAACCAGTGTTCTGCGAGATGGCTGCTTGGCCACGCAAGAACTGGTCGACAATCTCTCTGTTGAACCCAACGCCAGCCAACTTCTGGTACTGCTCGTCAGTGAGCTTTCCGTCGTTGACCCAGTTGGTTCCAATCTCCTCTCCGCTGACTCCTGCCTGCTGCATCAAAGCATCCAGCCCAAGCTGGCTGTTGTCTGGGCGTTCGCCCATCTTCTTCTGCAACTCCAGGTATGACTTCTCGAGATCCTCTGGCGAGTTGAACTTCCCAGCGTATTGCCTTTGATGCTCGACCTCGACGGACCCAGTGGCTGGCATGCCAGCCTCTTCGACCTGGGCCTCTGCTTTCGGCGTACCGCCTGGCGACTGGATCGAAAGATCCGTGCCTTGAACTTCTCCTTCAGACATTTGAATTCTCCATTTGACCCATCGCCGCCTCGACGAGGGCTTGACCTCCAGACTGTGCCACCTGTTGGCCGGCAGTCTGCATGATTTGTTGTTGCTGTTGCTGGGCAGTCTCCTGCTGCATCACCTCTTCGGACTTGACTAGACCAGGTTCGTATACCCCAGAGTGCCTGACCAAGATGTCGAGCAGGAGGCTGCGGTCGAATCGCTGCATCATGTCCGGCCCCATCTGTGCAATGGTCTGCAACAGTTGCAGCAGCTTCTGCTGGTCGCCCTCTCGAGACAGAGCCGAGATGCCGGTCACAGCCTCGACCTCGACCGAGTCTGCTGGCAGGGCTGGCATGACCCCGTCCCGCTCCAGGAGGTGCATCAGGCGCTCGACCAGTGGGATCTGAAGGGCATCTGCTATCGGAGCGTAGACGCCGCCCAGAGCGCCTTCTAGTTCCATTGCGACCCTCTCAACGTGGAGCCGGGAGGCACGCTCGTATGTCGGCAGTTGCTCGGCTTCCATCATCATGACCTTGGACAGGTCACGCGACAGAGATTCCCGCACGTTCTGGACCACGCCGAAGTCGCCGGCACGGTCGGTGCGGAGGATGCCCACATCGGTGACCTGCCCTCCCTGAACCCTCGCTTGGAATACGGAGCCAGTTGGCAGCGCCAGATCCTGGGGTCGGACCTGACTCGAGTAATCCAAGGCGAAGAGGTGCTTGGAGCTGAGGGCGGCAAAGTCAAGAAGCCGCTCGGTCAACTCGTTGATGGCACGCACGTCGCCCAGATTCTCCTCAATGATTCCTCGACCGTAGTGTCCAGTCGGGGGCAGGGAATACGGGATAGCGAAGTACGGTGAGACCTTCTCCTCGGAGGTCACGATCGTTACATCTTTGATCTGCTGCTCAACCACCCAGCGCTTGGACATCGGGTTCCACTCGCACTTGGTGTAGAGATCTTGCATCCGGTCGTAGGCCGGAGTGTTCATCTCGGTCTCCAGATCCAAGCCAATCATTTCGATCTGCTCGGGAGACAGAGAGAGTGAGTCCACCTGCTCACGGGTGATCATGTACATCACATCACCCGAGGTGCTACGCCGCACGACATAGTTGTCCCGGCGGTGGATTCGGATCTGGTACTCATCCGTCATCTGGATCAGCACGTCCCCGGTCACCAGAAGCTGCGAGATAGCAGACCGCATCCGAGACCTGAAGCCAGCACGGCGGGCGTTGGTCCCACCATCGCTGTCGTCCTTCTCCAACTTGGCAAGCATGATCATCTCATGGATTCTCAACTTGTCTTCAAATGATTGGAGCAGGCTGGGGTCCACCTCTGGATCAAACTTGAACTTGGTCGCTGGCTTCAGCCGGAAGAATGGCTGGCCAGTTGGGAACAAAGCCAAGAGGAGGCGACCCTCCAGGTTGGTGATGCCACGGCTTGCAAGGGCGCTGAAAGCCTGGGGCAAAGTTTCACCATCGTTCCAGCCCTCGGGAGGGAGGATGTGAGGCTTGGTCAGTTCGGCACACAGACGTGCCTTGTCCAGAGAATCACCGCGTTCGCTGTCATCTCGCTCGAACGCAGCACGGATTGATGGAAGCATATCAGTCCGGGTTCACGCCAGTCCCAGACGCATAGGTCGGGATTCGCAGAGAAGTTCGTGAGCCTCGACGACGGTTTTCATCGTCCTCGTCCGTCTCCTTGAACGGGGCAGGCTCGGTGGTTTTCGCTGGCAAAGGTGGGGGTGGAGGTGGCGGTGGGATATCAATATCAGGTGCGCCCATTGCTTTCCCTTTCTAAAAGTCTTAAGAGTTCGTCGACCACCGACCTCCTGCCGGCGTCAAATATCAGATGATTCGGTTGGTTCAGACAGCCCGGAGTCTGCACAATCGGAGCCTTCACAATTTGGTCCAGCTCCCGTATCAGTTGGTCCACCGTCAGTGGTAGCCTTGTCGGCAACGAGGATGTTCCAGACATATCCATTCTCCAAAAGCCAAGTGGCCAGTACTGGGCCAGCCCAAACGTGGGACGGAACTTCGATCCCAGCCCCCTGCTTCATGGCCACATAAATGTTTGTGAGGCAAGTCTTTCCCTGCCAAGCACCCCAAGTAAACAGGGTTCCGTAGTACCGTACGTTGCTCAGAATAAACTCGAGCCACATAGGACGGCGCTTGAGATTCAACTCGTTGAAAGACCAGCAGCGGCGTACTGGGATATCAACCCACCCAATGATGTTGGGGTACGCCTTCGCGAACCGCTGCTCATCCATGACGAGTGTCGTCCTGAACTGGTGGTCGACCACCTGCCCATCGCATGCCATGACGACGTGCCGCATATCACTGTGAAATACCTTCGCAATCACAGAGGATCCAATGCAGCCAAGCAAGACACCTGGTCGTCGCATCGTCCAGCGCCAGCCCATGCGGCGGATGAAGTCTCCTAAACCCCAGCCTTTAACGAAGTAAAGCCTGAGCGGTTTTGTTCCATTATCCGGGGAACACTCAAGAGAAGAAGTAGTCACTGTTCATAATCTCCTGTAAATCGAGTTTGCCTTTCGGCGGTGGGGGTTCAATATCCGCGAGCGGGTAGTTGAATTTCCAGAACTTGTAGATCTCACCGATCTGGTCTTGGTCGTGCATCTCGATGAATTGTTCCTTCGTGATCTCAACCACCCTGTCCATGTTCTCGGCGTGGGCGAGGTACGCATCGTGGATGCCGGCGAAGTCGATCTGCTCGTCGAAGCAGATGATCGCAACCATTCCTTCGTGAGCGCCATCCCAAGAGTGGACGATGTTTGGCGGTCCACCCTGGCGCTGCTTGCCCTTGGACACCGGCAGGTCTTCACGCCTATGCCCCAGGATCACACGCTGCATCACGGTCTTCACCTCGACCCGCTTGGTCTGACGGTATGGCTGGACAGCCACCACACCCATCGGAGTCTTCCACTTCAGGCCAACGCTGGGGTACACCTTGCAGATTGACTTGGTCGATTCCTCGATCCAACGCATCAACTGCTGCGGTCCAGTAAACACGTCACCAAGTGAGTCCAAGGTTACGTTGGCCAAGTACATCGAGCAGGGCTTGAGTCGTTCGTTCGGGAACTCAGCATCCTTCAGCTTCTGCTTCACTTGGTCCTTCGCGCCAATGCGAGTGACGTTGTAGTTGGAAGTCATGACCGGCTGCTTGATGACGCTGCGACTGAGGTACGGCAAGACCTCGTCCGACATCGGGTTGGAGTCAGCCTCGATATTCAACTGGGCCACTCGCCTTACTTCCTCGTATGCATCTTGAGGTGAGTCGCTTGGGATGAGGTTCACCCACTTGCCACCTTCGGCATCCCGAGCTGCGGCACAGTAGTGCTGAGTCCCGTTGCAACTTCCGTCGATGTGGACCGCAAGACGTGAGCCATACCTGTCATCGCAAAGCGCCTTGCATGCAGCAAGAAACTGGAACGGCTTGTCTGCCTGGCTCCACCACTCCACCA